CTACTGCCCGGCCTGTTCCCAAGACATAGAGATTTTACGATTCTCCGCCGTCCACGATCCGGTGCTCGGCGCCCACGCGGTGGGGTATATTTCATGACGGATAAAAAACCCTTGACATTTTCGCGCCGCTGTGCCAGCCTGGGGGCACTCATAACCAAAGGGGCTGCCCCGGCCTCAAAGCGTCCGATACAGGCGCGAAAAGGGGGTTTCGTTTTTGGGCCAACGTATGGTCCGAGCTGCCGGGATACCGCGAGGTCCTGGGCGCTACCTTTGGTGCGTGAGTACAGCTCGGGCTTTTTTTATTGCCCACAACCGAAACACTCAAAACTGAAGGAGGTTACACCATGAAGAAGAACGAACGTTCCAAAAGAACAAGTCAAATCGTTGCTGACAACAATTTAACTTGTGCCAAGGAAAGCCGGCATCCCCTCGACGTCGCGGCCCGTACCGTTGCCGATCGGCCCCGGCAGGACCAGCCCCAGGCCCCTCCCTTTGCGGAGCTGCCCTTTGTCAGGCTCGTGGCCATCCCGCCCGAGTCCTGGCACCTGCTCCACTTCCCCGACTACCAGCGCCGCCAGACGGCCCACCGGGTCCGCGACATCGCCCGGGGCATCCGGGCTGGCTACTACCCGGCCCCGATCATCCTCTACAAGGCGGGCCTGTCCTACCGCATCGTGGACGGGGGCCACCGGTATCTCGCCTTCCGCCGCGTCTTCGAGGAAGAGGGCCACGCCCCGCCCATCCCGGCCCTGATCTACGACGGCGACGCCTTCGGCAACGAACCGGCCTGCGACCAGCACCGGATCTTCGTCAACGAGAACAACAAGCTCCGCATGGACCCCACGGCCATCGTCCGGGCCGACCACTCCCGCCAGGTCTCCCGGTACCTGCGCGCCCTCTCCGAGCCCGGTTTCCCCTTTGCCGATCCGCCCGAAGCCTGGGAGTGCCGCCGTCCTCTGGACGTGGCCGACTACCCCGTCCGGCCCCTCTCCATCGTGAAGGCGGCCCTGCTTTTGGCCGTGCCCGAGGGCGAAGAGATCGACCACAACCGCCTGGCCTACCTCTCCGTGAACCGCGCCCTGGACGAGCTCGAAGCGATCTGCACCCGCGACGAATCCTTCTGGGCCCGGGCCGTCCGCCCCTTTTTGGCCTGCGAGATCGGCCTCTGGGGCTGGAAGGGCCGCCACCTGGTCAACTTCGCCGTCACGGGCTTCGCCCTCTTTTTGGCCAAGAACCGCCGCCACTTCTTCACCAAGGAGGGGGAATTGGTAATCAAATCGACGCGCTCCCGCGTTTTCGAAAAACGTAGGAGCAAGGAATACGAAGTCGCCGATAATTCCGACTTCGCCAAGCTGGCGGCCCTGAAAAAGGAATGGGAGCGGATCGGCTCGCGGATCTGGCAGGAGGCCCCGCGGGACCCGATGGTCGTGGCGGGCCAGATCAACGACTGGTTCTGGAAGAACCGTCCAAAATCGGTTCGGGTCTGGCGGCCCGAACTGACCTGGTAGGGGGTGCAGCCATGACGAACGACACCAAGCATCTCCGCGCGGAAATGGACATGGCCCCCGTCTGGGACGCCCGGGTGGATCTGCAACGCATCGCCGGCATCCTCGGGGCCGTGATCTACCTGATCCACCGGGAGGACGACAACGGCGAAAGGGACGAGATCGTCACGGCCCTGATCGCCCTGCAGGAGCACCTCTCCAACCTGGCCGACGGCCTGAATGGCGCGGTCAAGGGCATGCAGGTCGTCCCGTCGCCGGCGGCGTGAAAAAAACAAACTGATAGTTGACAAATATCGACATATAGTGTTTAGTAACCGAAAGTTCTACCACATATAGTATTGGCCAGCGCGTCCAAGGGAACAAGGGTACATCGGCCGGAACGCCACTTACGATCCAGCAGTTTGGATTGGAAGTGGCGTTTTTTTATTTCAGCGGGCGGAAGGAGCGAAAATGATCTCCACGTTGCTCGGAGGACTACTCGGCGGCTTTTTCCGGATTCTTCCGGAGATCCTGCGCTACCTCGACCGGAAAAGCGAGCGCACCCACGAGCTGGCCATGCAGGACAAGGCCATCGAGTTCGAGCGGATTCGGGGCGCGCAGAGGCTGGAGGAGATCCGCACCCAGGGCCAGCAGGACTGGAACGTCGGCGCCCTGGAAACCTTGCAGACCGCGCTCGCGGGGCAGGATACGCCCAGCGGCGTGAAATGGATCGACGGCCTCTCGAAGCTCATGCGGCCTCTCATCACCATCCAATGGGTGGTGTTTCTGTATCCGGCGGTTATCGTCGCCGGCTTCATCGTCCTGGTCCAGTCCGGCGTGTCGGTGCTCCAGGCGCTGCCCGCCGTCTTCGGCGCGGAGGAAAAGGCGCTGGTCGCGGGGATCCTGAATTTCTGGTTTCTGGGCCGGGTGTTCGATCGGGTGAGGTGACATGACGAGTAGTCTGGCGGTGTGCATGCTGGTGGTCGCCGTCATCGTGGTAATCGGGATCATGTGGGTCTTGGCTGACTGATGGACGCACTGGACGTGGCAGAGAGGATCGCGATGCAGTTCGAGGGCTTTCGGCCCGGCCCTTATCGGTGCCCCGCCGGCGTGCCGACCATCGGGTACGGCGCCACGCGATACGAGACCGGCAAAAAGGTTTCCCTGGGCGATCCGCCCATAGACCGGGATCGCGCCGTGGCGCTGCTCAAGTGGGAAATGGGCCGGTCGATGTCGGCCGCCCTGCGTCACTGCCCGGTGCTGGCGCTGGCGGGCCACGGCGGCGCCCTGGCCGCCATCGCGGATTTCGTCTTCAACCTCGGCCCCGGCCGCCTCCAGGCATCGACGCTGCGGCGGCGGATCAACCAGGCGAACTGGCCGGAGGCGCGGAAGGAGCTGCTGCGGTGGGTGCGCGGCGGCGGCAAAGTCCTGCCCGGCCTGGTGGCCAGGCGCAGGGCCGAAGCGAGGCTGATCTGAATGGACGTCTTTGATCAGGCCCAGGCCAACGACGAACTCTTCCGGCGGGCGGCGCTGTCGCGCCACTTCTCCGGGCAACGAATATCACATTGCGAAAGGCCGATGTCCGGCCAGGCTACGATCGGGTCTGGACCGGGCATCGGCCGACGGGTTTGCCGCGACTGCGGTGAGGAGATCGAGCCGGCGCGCCTGAAGGCCCTGCCATTCGCCGTCCGGTGCCTGGATTGCCAGACGAAAAAGGAGCGGAGGGAGCGGAATGGGTGAGTATTGGCAGCTCTTCGTGGTCTTGGCCGGGCTCGTTGCCGCCTGGAGCGGCATCATGATCGTTGTCCAGCGGGCCCTGATGTGCAGCCAGTTCGACGCCCTCGCGGCCCGAATCGAGGAGATCCGGCAGATCGCGGCCCAGAACCAGGGCCTGGAGCGCCAGCTTCTGCAACTCAAGGCGGATCTCCCCTTAAACTACGTCCGCAAGGAGGACTTTATCCGGCACGAGGTGGTGATCAACACGAAGCTGGATCGCCTGCGCGATCTGATCGAGGACCTGAAAAAGGAGCGGACAAATGGATAGCGATCCCATCATCGACCTGGAGCGGGCCCGCCGCGGCGAGCTGCGCTGGCTGATCCTCCGGGCGCTCTACGCCGCCCAGCCCATCGGGACGACGGAGATCATCGTCATGAAGGCGATGGAGCCGGTCATCCCGGACATCACGCTCGTCGAGATCCGGCGCGAGCTGGACTACCTGGCGGAGAGGGACCTGGTGACGGTCAGCGGCACGGAAGGCCCGATCTGGTTCGCCAAGATCAACAATCACGGCATCGACGTCGTGGAGTACACCGTGGAGTGCCGGCCGGGGATCGCCCGGCCGAAGAAGTGGTGAGGCCCATGCCCGCGCGCTCGAAAATCACGCAGCTTCCTCCGCAGATCAAGGCGGAGTTTGATCGGCTGCTGGTTGCCAAGAACTTCTCTGGCTATGACGGTATCGCGGCATGGCTGCGGGACCGCGGCTATGACGTCTCCCGCTCGGCGGCCCACCGCTACGGCCAGGGATTCGAGGCGCGGATCGCGGCGATCCGGATCGCCACCGAGCAGGCCCGGGCCATTGCCGAGGCCGCCGGGGACGATGCCGGCGCGACCGGCGATGCGCTCATCCGGCTCGTGCAGGAGAAGGCGTTTCAGGTGCTCGTCAAAATGGAGGACCTGGACCCGGAGGACGTGGATTTCAACAAGCTGACCGTGGCGATCGCCAAGCTGAACAACGCCTCCGTCCAGCAGAAGAAATGGATGTCCGAGGCCAAAGGCAAAGCAAAAGACGCGGCGGAAGAGGTCGTCAGGGCCGTCAAAAAGAGCGGCATGTCGGAAAAGACCGCCGAAGAGATCCGGAAGAAGATTTTGGGGATTGTATGACCGAAGTAAACCTCCAGAACGATTTTGATCAGGCGAGACCCGCCACGGGCATTTTGTTGCCCTATCAGACCCGCTGGGTCGCCGATCAATCTCCGGTCAAATTCATCGAAAAATCGCGCCGTGTCGGTATTTCTTGGGCCGAGGCGGCTGATGATACCCTCTATGCCTCGGAAGCCGGAAGCGGCGAGAAACGGAACGTCTGGTACATCGGCTACACGAAGGACATGGCCCTGGAATTCATCAACGACTGCGCCAATTGGGCAAGGGCCTACAACCTGGCTGCGTCGACGATGGAGGAATACGAGGAGATCGATGAGGAAGAGGTGGCTGGCGTCGTCCAGGAGAAGAAGATCCTGGCCTACAAGATCACCCTCGAATCGGGCTGGAGGATCACGGCGCTTTCCAGCCGCCCGACGAATCTGCGCGGCAAGCAAGGGCGTGTGGTCATCGATGAAGCGGCATTCCATGACGATCTGGCCGGGCTGCTCAAGGCGGCGCTGGCCCTCCTGATGTGGGGCGGCCAGGTCCGGGTCATCTCAACACATTTTGGAGATCAAAACGAATTCAACGCTGTTGTTCAGGATATTCGTGCCGGGAAAAAACCTTATAAACTTCACCGTGTAACGCTGGATGATGCGCTTGCCGACGGCCTGTATCGCCGTATCTGCGAAGTGTTGGGCAAGGCATGGACGGCGGAGACCGAAGCCGTGTGGCGGCAGGGAATGATTGACTCCTACGGTGATGACGCGGACGAGGAACTCTTCTGCATTCCCAGCCAGGGCAGCGGAACCTTCCTGACCCGTGCGCTGATCGAGACCTGCCTCTCCGATGAGATCCCCGTCATACGGTATGAGCAGCCGACGTCGTTCGCCGAACTGCCTGACCATATCCGTTATGCCGAGGTCAAAGACTGGTGTGACGAAGTTCTGAGGCCATTGTTGGCGATTGTTGATCCGGAGAGGAATTCCGTGGTCGGTGAGGACTTCGGGAGGAGCGGCGACCTGTCGGTCTTCATCCCTTTGCTCGAACAGCAGAACGCCAACTGGAAGGCCATATTCCATTTGGAATTGCGGAATATACCGTTTCAGCAGCAGGAACAGATTTTTTACTACATCTGCGACCGCCTTAACCGCTTCCGCTATGGAGCCCTCGACGCTCGCGGAAATGGCCAATACCTGGCAGAGCGGGCGATGCAGCGTTACGGATCGTCCCGGATCGCCCAGGTCATGCTGACCGAGCAATGGTATCGGGAAAACATGCCGAAGTACAAGGCCGCTTTTGAAGACAAGACCATTCTTCTTGGGAAAGACGCTGATGTCATCGAGGACCATCGGGCATTCAAGGTTATTCGTGGCGTCGCAAAACTCCCGGACATCCGCATCAAAGGGAAGGACGATAAGAAGCGTCACGGCGATGAAGGGGTGGCCGGAGCGATGTCCTGGTTTGCCGTTCACGCCGATTGGGGAGGAGAAATTGAATTCGAATCGACCGGGGTCAAACGCGTGACCGCCGGGGAATCCATGAGTTCCTTCATGGGGAGATAAATCATGGCAGAAGATATCGTAAAAAAGCCGCAGATCACTGACGAAGTCGCCACCATAGCGAAGGATATCGACATATTCTACGGGTGGATCAAGCGTCTTGAAAATCCGGATCCCGTCCTGAGAAGTGAGGCTGCCGGCAAAGGGCTCAAGTTATACGACGAGGTGGATCGAGACTCCCATGCCGGGTCTGTCCTGCAGCAACGAAACCTTGCTGTGGTCGGCAAGGAATGGGAGATCATTCCGGCTAAATCTGCCCGTAAACTCGGACGTCCGGCATCGACCACCCAGGAGGAGATTGTCGCCGATTACGTTTCTGATGTTTTGGAGAACTGCAACTTCGATCAGGCCCGCCAGGAGATCCTGAAAGCGGTTCTTTATGGGTTCTATTCCATCGAGGTCATCTGGAATGCGACGAAGGACGGCTTAAAGATCAAGAAATTGATCGCCAAGCATCCCCGACGCTTCTCCTTTACGATGGATCGGGAACTGCGCCTTATCACGCCATCGGACATGATCGAAGGCGAACCGGTTCCGGAGCGAAAATTTATCATCTTCACCTATGGAGATTCGGACAACCCCTACGGCCGGGGCTTGGGACAAAGGCTATGGTGGCCGGTATGGTTCAAGAAAAACGGCGTCAAGTTCTGGCTGGTTTTCCTGGAAAAATTCGGCATGCCCACGGTGAAGGGCAAGTATCCGTCGGGGACGACGCCGGAACAACAGCAGAAGCTGATGGACGCCATTGAAGCCATTCAGTCCGATACCGGCATCAAGATCCCGGATTCGATGGACATCGAGTTCCTGGAGGCTTCCAGGGCGGGAACTGTCACCCATGAACAGCTTTGCGAGTACATGGATCGCCAGATCTCCAAAGCCGTTTTGGGGCAGACGGCGTCCACGGAAGGAACACCGGGAAAACTCGGAAACGAAAAAACCCAGGGAGATGTCCGCCAGGAAATCATCGAGGCCGACGCGGATCTGCTCGACGCCTGCCTGAACGAAACCTTGATCAAGTGGATTGTCGATTACAACTTTCCGGGCGTTGCCTCATATCCGAAGATCATGACCTATGCGGCGGCCAAGCCGGATCTCAAAGAACAGAGCGAGATTGACAAGACGTTGGTTGTGGATATCGGTCTCCCCGTATCGACGGCCTATTTCTATGAAACCTACGGGATACCTGCTCCAGGGGAAGGAGAGGATCTCGTTAAACCGCCGCCGAAAGCGGCGGCGGTGGCGGGCAAGCCTCCGGAATTTGCTGAAGGATCAATCTTTACCCCTGCCCAGCAGGCGGTGGAGGGTTTGGCAAGCGCGGCGATTTCGCAGGCGGAAACGGCATTGACGACGAATGAGCAGGCGATTGTGGCCGCCGTGCAAAAGGCCGGCAGCTATGAAGAGGCCATGCAGAATGTCCTGGAACTCTATCCGGCCATGAACATGGATGATTTGGCCCGGACGATGGAAAACGCCGTTCTGAGCGCCGATCTTTTCGGACGCTTTGCCGGCGTGAAGGAGATCGCATGATCGACCTGACGCCCCTGCCGATGGCGGAAGCCCAGCAGTTCTGGCGGGACAAGGTTTCCCTTTCTCCCGGACAGTTTTACAGGCTGGGCGACGAGGCGAAAACGCGGGCCTTTGCCGTCTCCGGAATCGCCAAAGGAGACGAATTGACGACGGTTTTTCAGGCCATGCAAAAGGCCATCGACAAGGGGACGACCCTGAACGATTTTCAGAAGGACTGCGCGGCGATCTTTGAAAAACGAGGCTGGACGGGAAAGCGCGCCTGGCGGATCGACAACATCTTCCGGACGAACATCCAGACGGCCTACAGCGTGGGCCGCTACCGGCAGATGATGGAAGTGGCGGATGTCCGTCCTTTCTGGCAATACAGCGCCGTCAACGATTCGCGGACGCGCCCGACGCACGCGGCCTTGAACGGAAAGGTCTTCCCCTTCGATCATCCCTTCTGGAAAACCTGGTATCCGCCCAACGGCTTCCGTTGCCGGTGCGGCGTCGTGACGCTCTCTCAACGCGAAATGGAGCGCGACAAACTCACGGCGGAAACGGACGACCCCACGGGAAAGCTGATCGAGCCCATCGACCCGAAGACGGGCTATAAGATGCCTGCCCGGTTGCTGATGCCCGATCCGGGCTTCGCCTCGAATCCCGGCGCGACCGTCTGGGGCGGCATCGTGGATGCGTCCGATCGTCCGGGAAACTGGAAGGCGCTGCCGGGATTGAAGACCGCCGGAGACTACCGGCGCAAGGCCCTGACAAACGTCAAGCCCGGCGACATTGCCGATTTGGACGAAACGGCCATGCTGCCGGCAGGCAAGGGAGACGCCTTCTATAAGGCCGAATTTATGAAGCGTTTTGGCGAAGAGAAGGTGGTCAAGGATGTTCTGGACGAACCGGCCATCCTCTCGCTTCGGGCGTTTATGGAAAACAAGACGGCCGGGTCAGAAAGTTGGAAGTTCTATAAACTCGGCCACGGTCCATCGATTCCTCTCATGGAAGAGATGCTCCTGATGCCCTACGAGGTCTGGCTGACGCCTCAAAAAAACGAGACCGGGCAGATTCGCCTGGTAAAAAAATATATCGGCTTCTGGAAGACGGCCGACCGCGAAAGAATCGGCGGATTAGGGGTTTACGAAGTGGTGGACGGTGTTTTCCAGGGAGTGACGAACTTCACGCCTTTGAAGGAAAAGAAGGGAAAGAAGGCGCTGCCGGATATCGGATATGTGGAAAAGCAACGTGCGGGGATCTTGCTTTATGGGAGAGGGCGGTGACCGGTTCGGCTCACGAACCGGTTGCCTGCGACTGTTCAGGCCAGGGTGAGCCCCCCTACGCCGCAGACGCCCTTCGGTTAGGAAAGTAAACCGGGGAATCGGGAAAGTCAAGGGAAATATGCAGATAACCATTACCGCCGACAACACGGAAGTCAACAAGGCCCTGGCCGATCTTTCGGCCCGCATGCGGGATCTCAAACCCGCTATGCGGGAGATCGGCGAGGTCGTGCGCACTTCCGTGGAGCGGAACTTCGCTGCCGGCGGACGCCCGAAATGGGGCGAGTCGGCGCGGGCGAAGCGGGAAGGCGGCCAGACGCTGTCGTTGACCGGCCGTCTCCGGCGTTCTTTTGCACGTCCTGGCGCCGTTCAGGCGGGAAAAGACCGTGTCGCCATCGGCACCAACGTCGTCTATGCGGCCATCCACCAGGTGGGTGGGAAGACCGGGCCACATACCATCAAGCCAAAGAAGGCCAAAGCCCTCTTCTGGCCGGGCGCCAGACACCCGGTAAAATCAGTGAATCACCCCGGATCGGTGATCCCGCCCCGGCCCTTTCTGATGGTTCAGAACGAGGATTGGACGGAGATCAGAAGCGTCATCAACCAATATTTATCAGCGAGGTGAAATATGATCAAATTCAAAGGATTCGATGATTGGATTCCAGTCTTTCAGGGTGGAAGCCAGACGGACAGCGCGGGGCGCGTCCATGACGGAACGGCCCTGATCGACAAGGCAGTTTCAACCTTCAATGCGGCCCGGCATGAGCCCCCCGTGGTCATCGGACACCCGAAGGAAAACGGCCCGGCTTTTGGATGGGTTGAAGGGTTGAAAAAACAGGGAGATCTTCTCCTGGCCAAGTTCAAACAGGTTGAACCGTCGTTTGCAGACATGGTGAAGCGTGGCCTTTTCAAAAAGCGATCCGCCGCCTTTTACCCGGACGGGTCGCTACGGCATATCGGCTTTCTGGGGGCCATGCCTCCGGCAATCAAGGGGCTTCCGGATGTGGCTTTCGCGGAATCAAACGCCATGACGTTTGAGTTTTCCGACTATCAGACCGTCTGGGCGTACGAGTCCATTGCCCGCCTCTTCGGTAAGGTGCGCGATTACCTGATCGAAAAGGACGGCATGGAGAAGGCGGATCAGGTGATCAGCGCTTACCAGATCGAGGAGATCACCGCCGCAGCGGAGAAGGAAAAACGGGAGATTCAGCGGGATGCGTTGGAACAGACGCCTCAAATCACGAATTACAACGAGAAGAAGGAGGAAAAGAGTATGAATTTCAAAGAGTTTATCCAGAAGTTGAAGGAACTGGTGGCCGGAGTCGAGCCTACGACGCAGACCGATCCTCCCGCCGGGAAAACCTTCTCGGAAGCCGATATTGAAGCCGCCAAGCGGCAGGCTGCCGATGAGGCCGCCCGGAAAGAGCGGGAAAAGGTGGCTGCGGAGTTTGCGGAACAGGCCAAGAAGACGCGCCAGGAAGCCCGTGGGCGAGAGATCTTTTCCTGGTGCGAGTCGATGGTCAAAGAGGGGAAGATGACGCCCGCAATGGTTAAATTCGGCATCCCGGAGATGCTCCACGCCTTTGCCGAACGAGAGGATGTTATCGAATTCGGCGAGACGAAGGACAAGGCCACCCTCTATGACCGCTTCAAGACCCTCTTCGAGACCGAGCTGCCGAAGGTGGTCGAATTCAAGGAGGTGGCGACGCGGGATAAGGATACGGGCGGTCAGGGCCAGGCGGGATCGAAGGTCGAGGCCCTGATCCAAGCGAAAATGAAGGACAACAAGGATCTGCCCTACGGATCGGCCTTTGCCGAAGTGCAGAGGGAGAATCCCGACTTGGTGCGGGAATATCAACAGGAAATCGGCGGGTAACCGCCCCGAGCGAAGAAAGGAGAAAAAAGCATGTCTACGGAAAATAAAATTTTGGATCTGACCTTCCCGGCGGCGGAAGACCTATCCAGCGATCAGTACAAATTCGTGGTCCTCAATTCGAGCGGCCAGGTTCGCCGTCCCGACAGTGCCTCCGAGGTGGCCATTGGGATACTGCAGAACGCTCCGGCAAGCGGAGAGGCTGCAGTCGTCCGCGTCGTCGGCCAGTCGAAGGTGCAGGCCAACCTCGCCATCGGCATCGGTACCTTCATCGGTCCCGAATACGTCTCGGCTACGGATGCGGGCAAGGCCCAGGACAATGCCGGGAACCTCGCCTACGCCCGGGCTGTCATGGTGGAGGCCAGCGGGGCCGAAGACGACCTGGGAAGCTGCCTGCTTCTCGGCATGTGCCCGGCCATCAGCGACGCCGTCCACAGCTACACCACCGTGACGACCAAGTCCACGGCCGGTGCGGTAACCTACACGGCGGCGGAACTGGTCGGCGGCCTGATCCTCCGGGATCCGGCTGGCGACAACCGGTCCGATGTAACACCCACGGCGGCGCTGATCGTCGCGGCAGTCACCGGCGCAATCGCTACGTCGAGCTTCGAGTTCATCATCCGCAATACGGCGGACGCGGCAGAGACGATTACCATAACAGCGGGCGCTGGCGTAACGCTTTCCGGCACCATGACCATCGCCCAGAACAACTCCAAGCGGTTCAGGGCGGTCATTACCGACGCCGGGAGCGGAACCGAAGCGGTCACCATTTACAGCCTCGGAACGGTTGTTCACTAAAAAACGGCTGTGGGGCGGACGTGACCCGCCCAGCATAAAAACATGAAAGGAGAATGAAATCATGCCTCAGCCCAATGTGAAAGAATTACTCGTCACGGGACCGCTGCAGAACGTTTCCGTGGCCTACAGGAACAAATCCTATATCGGCGACAGGGTCTTCCCCATCCTCGATGGCGTTGACCCGAAAGCAAAGATCGCCGTTTACCAGAAGGGAGCTTGGTTCCGCGATGAAGCGGGCATCCGTGGTCCCGGAGCGCGTGCTCCCCGTGGCGGATATCCCATCGACTGGCTGACCATCGCCACGAAGGAATATGCCTTCGCCAAAGAGGTCACCGACGAAGACCGGCGTTTCGCCAAATCCAAGATGGCCCCTCCTCTGAAGCCGGATCAGGATGCCATTGAATTCTGCTCGGACAAGATTGACCTGTCGAAGGAAAGGAGAATCGCCGCCTTGATCACCGGCGGGACCTGGGTCGATGCCAATGGAGCCGGTGGCGAAGACGCGGAAGGTCTCTGGAGCCCTTCGGGCAACACCAATACCTTCCTCGCCGACATCGTCAAGGGCCGCAAGGCGATCCAGAACGCCACGGGAGTCACCCCGAACTGCCTGATCCTCGATTTTGCGACCTACGAGGCCCTCAAGCAGTGCGACGCGATCATCGACAAGATCAAGTACACCCAGCGGGGCGTCGTGACGTCCGAACTCCTGGCTGCGGTCTGCGACCTGGAAGAAATCCTCGTCGGCGAGGCAATCTACTCGACGGCCAAAGAGACCAAAGCCGGGACCGATTTCACGGCCCGCTACGTTTGGGAGGTCAATGCCGGAAAGGGTATGGGCTTCCTCTTCCACCGTCCGAAGAGCCCCGGACTGAAGGTGATCTCCGCGGGCTATCAGGCGCGGACGGCCTACGAGGACGGCGCTCCCCGGAGAACCACGAACTGGCGGGAAGCGGCTGAACATCAGGACGTCTACGAGGTGGCTGAAGAGACCGACATCATCCAGGTAGCGTCGGCAGCGGGTTACATGTGGAAGGACACCTACGCGACCTAAACCTTCTCCGATCTCCGGGGGTGTGATGCTGCTACAGCATCATGCTCCCGGAGGGAGGATCTAACGGGGAAATGAAATGGCTTACAGCATTCAGTCAGATCTTGAAGAGCAGATCAGCCAGGCTGAATTGGTGGAATTGACAGACGATGCCGGAAGCGGTTCCGTCGATACCTCGGCCCTGGCCCGCGCCATTGCCGATGCCGATGCAGAGATCGATTCCTACTGCGGGAGCAGATACACGATGCCCTTCTCTCCCGTTCCGGTCATCATCCGCAAGTTTTCAGTGGACATGGCGATCTATAACCTCTTCTCCAGGCGGTCCGTCCTGAAGGTCCCGGAGGAACGGCAGAAACGGTACGACAACGCAATCCGATTCTTGAGGGACGTGGCAAAGGGCCTGATCTCCCTGGGAGCGGATGCGCCGTCGGAGCCGAGCGATGGCCTTCCCCAGGCGACAAGAACGAAAGACGACCGGGTATTTTCCCTGGGTAAAACGTCCGACGGCAGCGTCGGTACTTTGGACAACTACTGATGATCGAGACGATTCAGGACGACATCATAACGCAATTGCAGAAGATCACTGCCGTGGCCAGCGTCGGCGTCTGGCAAGGCGATATCGAGGATCTGCTCAAGTCTCCCCAGCGCCTGCCTGCCCTGAACGTGATCTACCACGGCGCGGATTTTGAGGAGAAAAAGGTCATCGGGACAAACCGGGCCGATCACCAGATGGACTTCCTCATCGTTCTGGTTTCCAGGAACCTAAAAAGCAGGGAGGCCGGTGCATCCGAAGCCTATACGATCATCGAGGCGGTCAGAAACTACCTCATCGGCCACCAGATCAGCCCGTACGGGTGGCTCTGGCCTGTCAAGGAGGACCTGGTGGCGGCCGAGGGAGGGCTCTTGGTCTATGGGCTCAATTATCGTCTCAAAACGAATGTCATCGCAACCGAGCCGGTCCCTGCACCGGCACCGTAAAAAGGAGGAATTATGAAAACACTCTACTACGAAGAAGGGCCGAGAATCATGGGCTGCGGCATTGCCGGGCAGTTCAAGATCGGCGTCCCGAAGGAGGTCCCCGACGATGTAGCGGAAGTCCTACTCCGCAAGGGAAGGTTGAAGGAATACCAGGATAACCAGCCGGAGATCGCATCCGGCCGAGGAAAGAAGGGAAAGGAGGAATAACCCATGTCTCAGCAATCAGGCGCTAATGCCGTATTGATTTTCGACACCGAGACGGCGTTCAAAAGCACCCCCGGTGCGCCGGACGCCCATGTCCTGCCGTTTACGACCGAATCTCTGCGGCTGAACAGGAACCTCGTGTCGTCCAACACGATCCGTTCGAACCGCAATCCCCAGGCCCCGGTCCGGGGAAACGTGGACATCTCCGGCGACATCAACTTCGAGCTTTCTCCTCAGTACGGGAAGCTCTTCAAACACATTCTCGGCGGCTACGGCGTCGCGGGCGGTCCGGCACCCTACACGCACACCTACAAGATCGGCACGCTGCCGGTCGGGATGTGCATCGAGAAGCAGTTCACGGACTTGGCCATCGATAAGTACTTTCTCTACAACGGCTGCCGGGTGAACAGCTTCCGGCTGGCGGCCAAACCTGAAGGGATGATCGACTGCTCCGTCTCCATCATGGGGGCGAAGGAGACCATCGGCGCGGCTACCTTCGATGCCACGGCGACCGACAACGGCCATACGCCGTTTGACGGCTTTTCTGGGTCTATCCAGCGCGGCGGGTCTCCCCTGGGGACAGTCACCGAGATCGATTTCACCCTGGACAACGCCCTGGACGGCAACAACTACGTCATTGATGGCACGGGCCAGCGCTACAGCCTCCCCGAGGGGCGGGCGAAGGTGACCGGGACGGCCAAGATCCTCTTTGAGGACGACGTTCTCTATGCCCTGGCCATCGCCCACACGGAGACCACCATCGAACTGCACTTCACGAAGGGTGCGGGGACGGGTGCCTCGGCCGGCAACGAGAAGCTGAGCTTCTACTTCGATGAGGCCATCTTCAAGCCTCAGTCTCCGGTCATCTCCGGGCCGACCGGCCTGTTGGTGGAGCTGCCCTTCGAGAGCTACTACAACGACGATGCCGACGCCTCGGCCCTCCGGATGGTGCTCTTGAGCCCGATTGCGACATTCTAATGACGCGCTTGCATGGCTAAAATATATCCATGCGGGACGAGGCGCGCAATGCTTTGTTTTTGTGAGGGGAAATATGATCGAAAAAAAATATGACATCGGCGGCAAAACCTACATCCAAAAGCCGCTCGTCCTGGGCCAGCTACGGCAGCTTTTGGCGGTGCTGAAGGAAGTGGAGATCCCGGCTGATGCCAATGTCCCTTGTCTGATCGATGTCCTGGGCGCGCACCTACCCGACGCCCTGGCCGTCATCCTAAACCCCGAGGGGATCTCTCCACGCGACAAGGAGCTTGGCGCCCTGGCCGACGAGATTGAATTTACGATCACCCCCGAACAGATCTTCGAGGTGGTGGACGATTTTTTCGGCTGCAACCCGCTCCCATCGCTTTTAGACAGAGTGGGCGTGGCAGCGGAAGCGATCAAAGCGTCGATGTCGAAGACGGAATCGAGGCCCTGGCCGTCATCCTCGCCGGAGGAGATATCACCCGCCGCGATGAAATCCTGTGGGGATTCTCCTATGGAGAGTGCCGACCCTGGATCGATTGGCGGCAACGGGAAACCCTCTTCCGGGAAGCCGTGATCCACTTGCTGGTTGGGGAGTCCGAAGAGGAAAAGCAGAAGCGGCAGCTCGAAGAGTTCTGCAAAGCCTGTCGGGCGGCGAAAAGGAACATTGACTGCGGTGCATGCAGCAAGCACATCCGGGTAGAAAAAGAAGCGGACACGAAGCATGGCTGACCAACGAATCCAACTGATCATCGAGGCCCTAAATAAAACCGATGCCGCGTTCGGCCAGATTAAACGGCGGATGAAGGATGCCCAGGGCGATACGGCCTCGTTGAATGCGGAGTCCAAAAAAGGGGAAGCCGGGGTTGGCAGCCTCATCGCCCGTTACGTCTCCCTGGCGGCTGCCGCCGCCTCCGTAGTGAAAGTCGCAAAGGACGCCCTGATCTACCTCGCGCAGATCGAAACGGCCACCCTGGGGATCGCCGCGGCCTTCATGACGGGCGGACAATACATCGACCGGACAACCGGGAAGGCCCTGGCGGGCGAGGCGGCGCTCCGCGCGGCGCAGGCGGAGTCGGCCGCGCTCGTCGAGGAACTCAAGTACGCGAACCTCCAGACCATCGCCACGCTCGACCAGTTGATCGTCGGCTACCAGCAGACCCTGCCGGTGGCCATCGCCAAGGGATTCGACAAACGCCAGGTCAAGGAGTTCACCGTGGCGATGGTCCAGGCGGCCGGCGCGATCGGCCTGCCGATGGACCAGTTGGCGGAAGAGACGCGCTCGCTCTTGACCGGGGCGATCAACCCGCGCAACAGCCGCATCGCCACGGTCCTGGGACTGAGAAGCGAAGACATCGCCGAATACAGGGGCAACGCCACGGCCCTGTTCGACTTTCTCATACAGAAGCTCGACGCCTACCGGACGGCGGGCGTCGCGGCCCAGAACACGTGGGCGGGGCTGTGGTCGAACGCCAAGGACATCGCCCTCCAGTACCTGGGCCAGGGCCTCACGCCCCTCTTCGAGGCGGTCAAGTACGAATTGCAGGCGATCACCTCGGAGATCGTGACGCTGGACGGGAAGACGAAAACGATCCGCTGGAACCCGGCCTTCGTCGACGGGCTGAAATCCATGAAGGACGGCGTCGTGGCCGTGATCGCCGATGTGTACCGGCTGGGGATGCTGGCGGACAAGGTCGGCGCATCGCTTACACGGCTTTGGTTCGGGATTTCCTTCGGGGCAGTCCGCTCCGGCGGAGAGGGTATCTACCGGAAAAACGAGGAGTACCGGGAGCGCTACATGCGCTCGGAGAAGGCCCTGCAGGACCTGGCGATGCGCGAAGTCGGCTGGAAGCCGGTAACGGCGGACGCCGACAAGAAGATGCGCGAAGCCGCCCTGGCGGGCCGGAAGCTCTACGAGCAGACCCAGGTCAACGTCGGCAATCCGGACGAGGGGACGCAGCGGCTGCTCAGGTATTACCGGGAAATCGGCGGGTCGTCGCCCGCCTGGGTCGGCAAAGGGACGCCCCAGGACGCCGGCGACGCGGAAAAAGCGGCGAAGGCCGCAAAGAAGGTGGAAGAACTCGCCAGAACGATGGCCGACATCCGCGAGGGCGCGACGGGAAAGGGCCTGGAATTCGCATCAGGCATCAAGAAGCTGACCGCGACGGACCACGAGGCCAAGCTGATCGACATCGAGGACGCCTACCGGAAGGACATGGCGGCCATCGAAAAATACAAGACCGACATGGACAAGGCCGTCCGGGAGCTGCCGGAGAAAATCGCCAAAGCCCCGGATGATGCCGCGCAAACGAACGCCAAGCAGAACATACTCAAGGCCCAGGCGGAAGTGAACGCACAGGTGGAAACCATGCGCAAGCAGGCGCAGGAGAAACGGGACATTGCCGTCGCCCAGGAGAATGCCGGTTCTTTGGCCAGCGTCCGTTCCTTTGCCGCCGCCCAGACCCAGGAATATACCCAACTGACCGGGAACGTCCGGGCCGGTTACAAAGCGGAGGCAGAGGCACTGCGGGCAAAGCTCGTGGAGGAACTGGCGGACGTCAAGAAATCTGCCGAAGAAAAGGCAGCCATCACGCTTCTGTACAACGAGAAGATCCGCCAGGCCGAGGTGGTGAAGCCTGCCGAGTATGACCGGGCTGCCCGTGAAGCCGAAATAAACAATCGCCTGGCCAGCCTGGATCTGATCGAGGCCGAGGGTACGGCGCACCGGAACACCATCAACGAGCGGATCCGCCTAACGGAAGAACTGATCTCCCTGCAGCGTCAATCGCTGGCGGCCATGCCCAAAACGGGCAACGAGCAGGCATGGAACGCCCAGATGGACAAGATCATCGCCGAGCAGAAGAAACGGGCGGACCTGGTGCGCGAGCAATTGATGAATTCGCCCATTGAGGCGATGAAGCTCGGTTTCAAAGACCTTTTGAACGGCTGGACCGACACAGGCAAGCAGATGTATGACATCGCCCAAACCACGGCCAATTCCATGCAGCAGGCGTTCAGTGATATTTTCTTTGATGCCTTCGAGGGGAAGCTCAAGAGCGTCTCTGACTACATTACATCCTTCGTCAACAGCGTTAACCGGGCTATTGCCAATTATCTGGCCGACATGGCTGCGGCCGGTTTGATCAATATGGTGGGGAACGCAGCCACCTTTTTCTTTGGAAATTCTAATCCGGGAGCGAGTTATCAGATCGGTGCTGTTGGTTCTTCCTATACCGCCAGCGAAGCGGCCTATATCAATACCGGTATTTGGCATGGCGGCGGCGCCCCTGGGGATTCGCCTAAATCGTATAACATCGTCCCGACTTTTGCCTTTGCCGGAGCGCCTCGTTTCCACGGTGGGTTTGCTCCCGATGAATATCCTGCCGTCCTGCAGCGCGGAGAAGGCGTTTTCACCGCCGGTCAGATGAAAGCCCTGGGTCTCATGGCGGCCGGGTCCGGAGGCGACAGTAAGCCGAACGTGGAGGTCAATATCATCAATCAATCCGGTACGGAGCTGTCCGGAAAACAACGGGGAGCGCCGAAGTTCGACGGCAGGAAATGGGTGCTCGACATCGTGGTCGAGGGGATGGAGCGCTATGCTCCGCTCCGGACAGCGGTAGGGAATATGAGGGGCTAAATGTGTCATTGAAACTGGCAGCAGCGATTGCTCTCGCCAAGAACCGCCTTTCAGACAACGGTGCATGGCTGGTGTTGCTGGATCTCGTCCTCGATGAGTCCACCGTGCTGTATCTGGTGCGTAACACGGAGGATATTACCTGGGGCGGGCAGGTCTATACGGCATTCCCCTTCGACATGGACGACGCAAAGCAGTCCGGGGACGGATCTCTGCAGTCGGTCACCATCCGCGTGAGCAATGTCATGAGGGCCGTGCAACGGCAGATAGAGGCTCTGGATGGCATGGGAGACGCCTCTGTCGTATTGCGGGTGGTCTATTCCGAGGAATTGGCTGCGGGAGCGGTCATAGAAGAAACTTTTTCGGTGGGAAGCGTCTCGTGCTCCTCGGAATGGGTATCCATCGAATTACAGCCGGAGAACTTCTGGTCCCGACGCTGCCCGCGCTACACCTACACGCGGCAGAATTGCCGCTGGAAGTTCAAGTCCGACGAGTGCGGTTATAGCGGATCGACGGCAACGTGCAATAAAACCATGAAGGCCTGCGCCGCCATGAGCGGCGGGTCGAACATTGCGCGTTTCGGCGGTTTCCCTGCCATTCCAGGCGTAGGGTTCGATGAGTACGGAACAGCGGAGAGTGTGGCAGATGCATCATAACAAGATTTCATTCGGCGACTTGATAGGCAAGCCGTTTGCGGACAACGGACGTGGACCTGCGTCGTATGACTGCTATGGGCTGGTGCTCGAAGTCATGCGCCGGTTCGGTGTCGTTATCCCGGACTACAACCTGCTCTGCGGCGGGCACGATCCAGCAGACATAGCGGCTTCCGTGGAGGCGGCCAGCGCTGATTGGGAAAGAATAGCAGGCCCCGAGATTGGCTCCCTGGTCACCATTGCCTATCCGTTTCCGGGGACGATATCGCATGTGGGCGTCGTTATCGACACGGATCGGTTTATCCATGCCCGGCAAGCGACCGGGGGCGTATCGATAGACCGCCTGTCGTCCGTCGCATGGAGCAAGCGGATTAGGGGGTACTATCGCTATATCGGCCCATCAGCGGAGAATTGCGGACGTGAGGAAAATCCGTTTTACAGCCCCATTGAGTTGCCTGCGGACCCAGCTTTATTTCCGGCCGGGGCCAACATCGGGGATATTATCCATTCCCGCTTTCCTTACCTGAGCCCCGCAACATGCATCGTGATCTGCAATGGCCGCCTGGACCCCGATTGGGAACAAGAGGTGAAAGATGGCGACCACATGATGATCATGCCACGGATCAGGCATGGAAATGTCGGTAGAATCATAGGCGCCCTCGTCGTGACGATCGTCGCTGTCGTTGCCACTGTCTATACATATGGGGCCGCCGGGGGTGAGGCTGCTGGTTGGGTGGCCGCCGCATGGGGTGCTGCCGCCGGGACGGCGGTCTCTTTCGTAGGGAACATGGTCGTCAACTCGATGTTTCCTCCTCTCGACGTCAATGCGGCCCTTCCGGCCATATCGGAGACCTCGTCGTTTGGTTCGGGCTCGATGGGCGGCTCGACCACATATGCCTGGGGAGGCCCTAAAAATTCGTGGTCTCCGGAGCTGGCTATACCCATCCTGTACGGCAAGATGCGCTGTGGCGGCCAGATCGTCGGCTATTATCTGGAGACCAATAACAATACCGACAATCAGACGCTCTATATGCTGATCGCCCTTTGTGAGGGTGAAGCCACGCCTCCCGCATCCGCCGACGAGATCTATATCGGAGACGACAAGCTCGCAACGTATGATGCCTATCAGTACGATGCACGCAGCGGGACCAGCGACCAATCGGTGATCGCCGGATTCGATAAACTCCATCAATATAGAGATCTGTCGATCAAAGTGGAAGCGCGCACGTTGTTGTCTTTGCACTTCGATAGCGACGTGGTGACGGATTCGTCGCCATTCTCCCGCACGCTGAGCAATAGCGGTGGCGTGACGCTGGACACAACGAACAAAAAATATGGGGCGGGGTCGGCCGCCTTCGATGGTACGGCCAGCGCGCAGCTATATCTGGCCTCCAGTGATTTCGACATGTATTCCAGGGATTTCGGTCACAGTCTGCAATGGCTGCCGTCACTGGTGGCCGGGACGAGATATTACGGGCTGCTGTCGTATTGCAGCGCAACGGCAGGCTGGACCGTCTTTTACGACAAGGACAATGATCTAATCGCATTCAACGTGCTCGGATCATGGTCAGTCAATACCAATCCGCTCAAGACCACATACGGCATCGATTTCGCCGATGGGGAGTTCCATCACATCGAAATCGACCGATGGGGCAATTACTGGGGCATTTGGGTGGATGGCCAGCAAGCAGGATACAAAATCACGGATGTTGCCCTTCCCGCCGTCACGAGCGGCCAGTATTTGCGGATCGGGTATGCATACGTCGATACCGGGTGGCGACCAGGCAAGGGCAACTTCGACGAGGTTCGCACGATTCAGAACTACTATTTTCATAAACCGGGTGTTGAGAGGGGCGGCATCTATTATCCGCTCGATTTTGATCCGCCGACCGAGGCTTACAACGACGATTACGATTTTGTGGTGGCGACCCGTGGCGATTGCGACGAAATCACGGTTCTGCTCGAGTTCCCCAGGGGACTATACGAAATCACGAGCGGATCGGCACTCATCGATCATTCGTGCGAATTAGGGATTTATTATCGAGCGGTCGGCGGCGGTGCGTGGACGCACCTGGATGACTATACGGTCACGGCTCATCAGCGGGAGCCTGTCAGGCGCCAGTACCCGATCACCGGCCTGGCGCGCGGCCGATACGAGGTCCGCCTGGCCAGGATCAGCCCCGAAGAGACGTCCACGCTCAAGATGTCCGATCTATACTGGACAGGCCTGGATGAGATATTGGACGAACCCCTCGCATACCCTCATATCGCCCTGCTGGGTCTGATCATCGATGGGTCGGAGCGTCTGAACAATGAACCTCCGACCGTGACCTCCATCTGGGATCGCGGAATAATCAGCGTCAGGGGAGCGATTTCGGGCAGCGCATTTGTGGACGCGGGAAGTATGTCGGTCGCTTCGTCGAATCCAGCCTGGGCTGTCTACGACCTGCTCACAAACGAACGCTATGGCTACCAGATCGCTCCATCCCGCATCGATTATGCGTCATGGAGCGCCTGGGCGGATTGGTGCGATGGGACGGTGGATGGAACGACGCGGATCACGTTAAACGGCATTCTGGATTCGCAAATGTCTCTGGCGGCGGCGCTCAATAAGATCGCTCAACATGGGCGGGCGCGGATCGTTCAGGCCGGCCAGACGATCAGGGTCGCCATCGAAGCGCCCGTTTCCACTCCGGTGCAGGTATTTAGTGATACAGCAAACATTGTCGAGGATTCGGCGATGACGGAGTTTCTGCCGCGCACCAACCGTCCGGATATCTACTACATCGAATATAACAATGCTGCCTATGATTACCGGAAGGATAAGATACCTATAAAGTCAGAGGGATATGATGCATTGACCCGCGTCCCAGCGACAGAAAATATCTTTCTATGGGGTTGCACAAGCGACGATGAAGCGCGCCGATATGGTCTGTTGCGCATGCAAATCAGTGATCGTCTTAACCGGCAGCGATCATGGCGGGCGGACGTCGATGCGATTGCGTGTCTGCCGGGAGACGTGGTCGTGTGTCAGGACGAGGGAAATGAGCTGACTTACGGCGGGCGGCTCGCGGATCAGACAGGGGTGGACGATGATGTCATTGTCCTGGATCAGGTTGTCACGCTGGATGCGGCTACATATAGCGGGAATTGTTCGATTTGGGTGCGGCTGGCCGACGATAGTTTGGAAATCCGTTCGATCACCGGCCCGTGGGATGTCGAAACGGACACATTCCACCTATCGGCAGCCATATCGGGGAAGGGCATTGAGGATGTATTTGTGATTGGCCACTCGGCAGATGCAGCAATGAAATATCGCGTGACGTCCATCTCCAGGGATGTGGATTCGGTATTCGAACTGGCCGCTCTGGAATATGACGAATCGGTGTACTATCACAGCGACTACGACGGAGGCGAGACGCCGATATGAGCGCATCGAACTTTCCGAACCTGACAACGCTTCCCGGATATCCGCTGTCGGAGCAGCGCGAAAAGATCGGCCTGACGACCAAGACGGATTACGGCTACGTCCACGGCCGAAGGCGATATACGTTGGCGCGCATGACCTTTGGGCTCTCGTATCCAAAGCTCAGTGGGTATGACAAGGCCTTGCTGGCTGCGCATATCGATGAGGCGGACGTCGCGGAGACATTCTACTGGCGCCATCCCTGGACGGGGGTCTGGTATCTGGCGAGATATGCCGACCTCCCCAAGATCGACCTGGTTGAGCTGGTGTACTGGGAGACAGTTATTAATCTTCAATCGGTGCGCTTGGCGGCCATCGAAGACGTATTCGGCGACACCGATGTGTGGGGAGACGCGCTGGAGCCGCCCATCGATGTATGGGGTTATTCATAACGAGGAGGTGTGACAAATGCCTATTACGACCTATAACTGCACGGCCCTGACCGGCGGCGCTGCCCGCGCCCTGGATTCCTATCCACGCCTGGCCCTGGCCGATGGAGACCGGGCCATCGTGGCCCTATCTACCAACATGCTGCTCTATTTCAAGTACTCCGTCGCCGCCGTCGATGCCGAGGACGTGGCGGCCCATCCTTACAAGGTACGCCCTGACGACTATAGCGCCGCCGGTGTGTGGATTGAGCAGGAGGCGGACGTCGCGGCAGCGAGCGAGACGAAGGCGGGCATCCTCGAGATCTCCTCCAACGTCGAAATAGACGCGGGCACAGACAATACGAGAGCGGTCAGCCCGTCCGGCCTGGAACACAAGATGGTGTCTCTCAGTCACATTTTGCCGTCTGTGACCGATACGAAGAACATTGGATCCGCCGTATTCCGCTGGCTGAATGGGTACTTCAAAAACCTAACTTTGGGTGGCGTTTCCAGGGATTCATGGCCGACGGCAGTCGCCGGATCGAACGGCAATGTGTTTTTCTCCGGATCTGTGACGCTGGCCGGGCAGGATGGGGTGACCGTAACGCATGGTAAGGGCGATACCAGCTACCTGGTGAAGACCCTTCCGACGGGCATAGGTGGCCTGGGACGGATCGGAGACATCTCCTACGTGAAAGCTGCCAACACGGTGGTGATCTATAATTCCGGGCATGGCGGCTTCACGGCGGACATTGAATTGTCGAACGTAGCATAAGGAGGTGCATATGATCGTCGGAAATAACGATAAAATTAGCATACAGGGATCTTCGCTCGCACTGGCCGCCTTTGAATGCGCCGTGGGCAACGTCGCGGCCCAGGAGGTCGATTTGACGCCCTATCAGGGGAAGATGGTGCGGATTTACCTCGACGGCAACCTTCAGATCCAGATCAACCCCAGGGGCGACATGTTTTGGCAACTGGCGGAATTGTGCCTTCCTGCGCCCTGCAGCCGCCAGGTGCAGCAGGGAACTGCCCCGGTCGAAAAAACGGAATCGGCGACAATCTTGCGGGGCGAGACGGACTTTGACGCCGTGGCTGGCATCGACGGGCGGGAGATCTCCGCTGTCGGGCATTACTGGCAGAATCTGCGCAAAGGCATCGAATGGCAGGCCGAAGCGACCGGGGTGCGCTGGCTTGGCGAGCGATGCCCGCAGGCCGGGGAGGAATATCCCGTCGAGCTGCAGGAGATCTCCGAGGAGCCGCACATGGTATCGGTGATGGATCCGCTCGATCTTGACGGCGTAATCATTCAAGTGTTCGAAAATCCGGCATAAGGAGGACGATATGGGAAAACGAACCAGTTTATGGATTTTGGAGAAGGCAATGCAGTTTGACACCCGGCTCGACGTCTACGTGGACGTCGACGGGAACGAGAGCGTGATGAAGTGGATTCCTCTTTTTCGGGCCTGCCGGGCGCTGACAAGCAGTGCGGCGGTGGCGACGCCGTCGGGAACCGTGGGCGATTTCTTCCATCCGGATGATATCCAGAGCGGCTGGGTGGAGAATACCGATTATGAAGTGATCGGTTATTCGACCAGGCTGACGAGCGGAACGTTGACCGTCGGGAAATGGTACCGGATCACAACCTATGTCAGCGATGACGATTTTACGAATGTAGGTGCGCCGCAAAACGTTGCCGGGACGTACTTCTGCGCCACGGGGACGACCCCGACGCACTGGGACCATAGCTCGGTCCTCGAACAAAACGGGATGGGCGGCTATTGGGTCGACATGTACCTCTGCTCTTCTCCCACGGCGACCTCGTCCGCGCTCGGATCTGCCTGCAACGGGACCGACCTGAACCGGAAAGCCTATGTCTCCCAGCCGGGTGTCGTGCCTATGGTGAGTCAGACCATCGAGCATTTTAGGACCTACCTGAAGGCCAGGTTTAATTACGGCGGTTTCGCCGGTGCCCCGGCGGGAACCGGCTGGGCCGGTAAAGGCGGCCTGATGACCGACGCTCACTGGTTCGATCTTTGGATCTGGACCCGAATCAACCGCTGGCTGCTTCGGGGTAATACCTACGGGTACAGCGCGACCAACAAGATTCCTCAGTGGCATCTCAATGCCAATGACATTGGGATTATAGATCTCACTCAGGCCGCAAACGGGGCATCCATTACCGGAGGAGGCGGCAAGTTTTGGGAGATCCCGATCAGCGATTTCTGCGGGAACCGATGGGAGTTCACGGACGGCCTTCGTCTCAATGCTGGGGCGATCTACACGGCAGGCAAGCTCGTCAACCCGTTCAGTGCGGCAAGTGATGGCTATAGTCACGCCAGCTTTAACAATACAGGTTTGTCCGTCTCCGGATGCACAACCGGGCAATCGGTTGCGTCCTACCGTGCGGAAGCCGCGTTAAAGATGCACGGTATTCCTGCCAGCACGGTCACTGCGGGTACCGGAGGCTTTGACGGCCAGGGGTTCTGGTTTGACCTTACTTCTGAGCGAATCGCTCTTCGCGGTGGTGGTTGTA